CAGAATTATTTCCAATTTTAAATTTTCCTGTGTCTACTTCAAAACCAAGCTCTCCTGAAGAAAGTGTTGGATTTGCAGCCGTCCATTCAGAGGCTGTACCTCTTCTTAATTGAATTTTAGTTGCCACAGACAGTCATCCTCCACTTTATATTATACACTAATTCCTTTTTTATCATGGCGTACCTCCATCAATAGATCCAAGACTTGCATTATTCCAAACACTTGCTGAAGAATTATAAATTAATGCTTGATCATCTAATGGAGATGTAATAGATACATCTGAAAGAGTATAAAGATTATTTGGTCCTTCAATTACTCCATTTGCTTCTACCCAATAAGTTCCATCATAAATATAAAATTCACCAGTATCATTTTTATACCAAGAATCTCCAGTAGATGGCGTTGATGGAGCAGTTGCTGAAACTGTTGTAGTAGCACCACCACCAGAAATTAACTGATTGATCCAAGAAGATGAAGCAGAATTCCAAACTATAGAGTCTCCATCAGAAATATCAAATATGTCAACATTTGAAAGACTATCTAAAGTATGATTATGAGAAGTTATAGATAGTCCTGCTTCTGCTGCTGTTCTATTTATCCAAACACCATTTGATAAATCATATGATAATAGTTCATTGTTTTGAACAGATCCAGAAATTAAAACATCAACAATATCATGTAAATGTTGTCCAGGAATTGCTCTTGATAATATTCTTCCAGATGATGCGTGTACCCTTGTTACTGCTGCAACTGGGAATGTCCAGTTTGGTGCAGTTGGTTTTATGTTTGTTAGAAGTCCAGGAGTTGCTGGATCAACATAAAGTAAATCTCCAAGTGCCCAACTTGCAGTATTAACATTGTTAACAAAACCAAACTGCGTTACAAATCCAAATCCCTCTGCATCAATTTCTTGAGTTGTAATTCCAACAAAAAGCTCTGGTTCTGATGCTGATGTTGAAACTGCAGGAGATACCTTAACTGTATCTCCAGTAGCACCAGCAAACATAACAGCTGTTCTATCTGGTATTGCAACAGAATTAGAATTATTTTTAACTCTAATAACATGTTCTTGACCAATTTGTAAGGAAACACTGTTTATTTGAAGTTTTAATGTTTCAAAATCTACATCCCAAGAAAGAGTTCCAGTTTCTCCATTTAAAGTTTCAGGGGTAGTATCAAAAGTAATATAATCTGGATATGTAATAGAATCAACAGATATTAAAGATCCACTGGTATTTAAATTAATAACATTGTTAGCATCATCATAGGTTGCTATAACATTTGTATTAGTTGCATTTGTAAATAATGGAGCAACATAGTCTTGAATTTGTTCTTGAGTTAATGAGCCTCCTCCAACTGTATCAAGATCTGTCCATTCTCCTGATTTATATATTTTTGCAATAGAAGCGGAGGTATTGAAATATAGCTCTCCCTCGGATCCACTTGTAGGATCTGAAGGTAGATTAACAAGTTTTAAACTAGTTAAAAACTTCTTTGCCATAATAATTCCTTTTTTTTAAAATGAGGGGCTGGGGTTTATTCCAGCCCCCCACATTATATTATACTTTATCCAACTACTACGACACTATAAGTATCAGCAGAAATTGTTGAAGCACTATTGATCTTAATTGTGATAGCAGAAGTTGAAGTATGTTGTACATCAACTTCAACCTGTGCATAATCAGCAGCAACTTCATATACCTGAACTGTAACAGCCTTGGTTCCAAGGTTGTGTGTAACTGTCCAAGTACATACACCACTAACTGATGATAGCGATCCATTGTTTTCTGAATACTTCTTTGTAAAGCCATCAGTTACTAACTTTGACTCTACAGAAGAAATATCAACAGCAAGACCACTAGCAGTTGTCAAATAGCTAGTTGAAGCTGTTATAACTCCAGCAGTAAATGTACCAGCACTACCACCATTATCTGTATATGTGAAATCAACTGTTGAAGAGTCTGTTAGCATTGTGCCAACTGTATCTTCAACATACTCTTGTAATCCAGTTACATCAGATGTTGAATGTGTATGACCTTCTAGGGAGATGGCAGTTTCACTACCAAGCAATCCAGCTGACCACTTATCTGATGACTCATTCCAAATTAAAGAAGCATTTGTAGAATCTCCACGTTCAACTTCAATACCTGCATTTGCTGCAGGAACTCCAGTTACGTTGCTATTAAGGGTAATTTGATTATCCTCAACTAGCAAAGTTTCTGTATTTAAAGTTGTTACGCTTCCACTTACAGTTAGATTTCCAGTTACACCAAGGTTTCCTCCGATTGTTACATCGTCTGGTAGACCAATTGTTATTGCTCCAGCTGAAGCTGAAACAGTAACCTCATTAGCGGTTCCAGTTAAAGAAGTAACACCAGTATTAGTGATAGTAAGATTAGAACCTTCGCCACCTGAACCAGTTACACTGATACCTGCACCAGATGCACTTGCACCTGCTACATAGTCACCAGTTGTATCTGTACCAAGAGCGACTGAATCTGCTACAATATCTGCCGTAATGGTTACATTCTGTGAACCATCAAAGCTAACGCTACCACTTAAAGAACCACCAAGACTGATAGTTCTTGCTGTAGCTAACTCACTAGCAGTATCTGCATTACCAGTTAAATCACCAGTTACATCTACTGTTATAGAATTTGGAAGACTAACCACTACTGCACCAGCAGAACCGCTTACTGATACTTCATTTGCTGTACCAGAAATGCTAGTAACGCCAGTATTTGCAATAGTCAGAGATCCACCTGCATCACTATAATCTAAGCTAATTCCAGATCCAGCTGCAAGTAGTTCTGCAACAGCATCCTCAATTACTTCTGCATCAATAGATGTTAAAGATATCCAAGCGGAAGCTCCACCATCGTAATACTTTAACTCGTTGCTTACAGTATTGTAATATAGCTGACCAGCTTTTCCTGCTGGGTCTGTAGCCAAGTTATGAATGATTCCATTACGAAGTTCATTACTATTTAAATCAATATTTGTTAAAAATTTTCTAGACATATATATTCACCTCCTTCATTACGATAAATAAGCCCTTCCCGAAAATGCTCCGATAAAGGTTAAAACTACAGTATTTGAATTTGGATAGTTATATGACCCCTCAACAACTGTTCCTGCTGTATCAACTACTGTAATATTAGGCACAAAGCCCAATCCGTGTGTTATACTCCAAGTAGCAGAAGCAACTTCTTGAATATGAACATACCCAAGCTCTTGACTTCCAACTAAATCTGTTGGACTTCCCCAACCAGACTCTGTTTTTGGACCATACAAATTCATATTTGATGTATTTAAATAAAAATCTCCAACTATTCCAAGAGATGGGGATGGCACACCAATACCATTTAAAAGACCAGTTCCTCTAGGTCCTTGTGGACCAGAAGTTCCTAAATCTACATTTACTATTTGTTCTGTTAAATTTATTTCTACATTTGTTTCATCTACAGAAACATTATTATTTATTTGAGATAATTCTATTTTAACTTCAGACATTACCTTGTTACCTCTGGAGTTACATTAAATGTACCTTCGATTAATCTATCAACAATATTAGATGGACTGACTATTTCAAGGTCATAAACATGTGTTCCAGTAGGGAATTCAGAAGTAACACTTGCTGAAATTAATATATCAATAGTTCCAGCAGATCCACCCATAGTAATTCCACTACCAGAAACTAGAGAGACTACTAGATCTGTTGAATAATAGGCTTCTCTTACTTGAAGTCTTGAGGAGTAACCAGTTAAATTTACTGGAACTTCGTCCAGGGAGTATGTTAAAGTCCTTCTAAAGGTACTACCTTGAGGACAAACAAAGTTTACAAGCCCTGGGGTCATGTTGGGCACTCCTATTTAAATTTTCTTACTTTTCTTATTATACCAAACTATTTTATTTCTTATCTGCAATATATGCTACTAAAACATCATGAATTACTTTTACTTCACCAGTTAATTGTTTAATATCTGCTTTAATTTCTGATTGATTATCAGTTAAGTTTTTTACCTTGTCTGGAATGCTTGAACCACCATTTGGAAATATTTGATGCTCTACACGATCAAGGCGATCTGCTATAGTTCTACCTTTTTCATCTTTACCAAGAATTCTTTCAAATTTTCTTATTGTTGCATATCCAACACCAAATATGGCGGTAAGAGATAAAAACATTTGCCAGTTTTCGACAAACATAGATATTGAATTATTCATTGTTTTATGGTATACTCCAAAGTAAGACTTAACAACAATTATAACATATGAATAACACAAGGAGATTAATAAATGCCTGAAACTAAAGAAAAAAAACAAGAAGAAAAAGTATTAAAAATTGCAGATCGTTGTGATAAATGTGGTGCTCAAGCATTTGTACTTGCTACTGGAGTTTCAGGGGAATTAATGTTTTGTGGTCATCATTATAATAAATATGAATATGCAATTACTCAATGGGCTTATAAGATTATTAATGAATTAGATACTATCAATGAAAAGTCTGCAAGTAGTAATATTTAAGTTTTAATAATATAATTAATAGTTATATAAGGTTGAAGGTTATTATGAGCTCCACCATCACCAGCTGAAGCAGAATCAAATGCAGCAAAGTCAATTGTTGTTATGTGATTATGGCTAACCGACTGACCAGCAGAATCAAATGCAGCAAAGTTAACTGTTGTTGTGTGACTGTGGTTTGCGTTATTTGCAGCTGTTGTAATCGTTCTTGTTGCGTCAGCTGATTCATTTGATGTATCCCAGCGACCAGCGGCACTATCTCCTACGTTACCAGCAGCATCAACGTGAGTCCAAGTGTGAGCATGGTTTGCAGATTGGTTTCCTGAAGAAAAGTTAGTAGATGGAGGGTCAACTGAGTGAAGGTGATCTACCGAGTTATTTCCAGAGGTAAAGTTAGTAGAAGGTGGGTCTACACTGTGAGCATGTGTAGGCATTTCTGCACTAGTTAGCGTGTGGGTTTTTGCCCCACCAACTTCACCAAGAACATCAAACTCTGTCTGTGAAGAATCTAAACCTACTGGAACTCTACCCTTAAAATTTGGAATTCTAAAGTGTGTTGACCCAGCTCCTCCAGAACCGTCTGTATTGGCTCCATATGGAAAAACAGTTCCTTCTGAGGTTAATGCATCATATAAATTTGGATATGTTTCAATTAAAACCTCTTGACCTTCACAAAACAACCATCCAGTTGGAGATTCAGATCCAGCAAATTGATTAATGATTCCTGGTACACTAGTAACTTTAGTTGCAATTAATTCTGTAATTGTAGTAGCAAAATTTGGATCATCTCCAAGTGCTGCTGCAAGTTCATTTAAAGTATTAAGGGTTGAAGGGGCAGAGTCTACAATAGCTGTAACTGCTGCTGCTGATGCTGAGCTTAAGTCTATATTTGCAATTTCTTCATCTACATATAAAACTGTAGCAAAAGTATCAGGAATAACACTTTCAGATATTTTACCATTTACAATTTCAGGATAATCTTCATCAACTCCATCTATATTCCACGCAGTACCATCAAAAACATATCTTTGAAAAATTTGTCCAACTGAAGCGGATAAGGGAAATATTGTAGCCATAGTTATTTAATTATATCATTAATAACAATTCGCAAAAAATCCGCAAATTAAAAACGCAAAAATTCGGCAAAATAGTATACATCTTCAACACCTTATATAAACACACAACTACGTTGTTCTCCGTTATATATGTAGAATTTTTTGGGGGATTTATAAATATGCAGAATTATCCCCTGTATGAAGATATGTCAGATATATATGATAATGTCAATATGTTAATAAAGATAATAATGGATGCTAACGCATATGACCAGAAATGAATTTATTTATCCCCGAAAAATTACATAAAAATAGATATATTAGCTACCAGTAAGTGTAGACAATAAAATTACTGTTAATACAATCCAGAAGATGTATCTAGCATAGTCTTTGTTATTCATTTGCTTCTCTCTTTGTTTTTTAATAATTCTATCCCCCTGCCCCCAAATTTTCTGAAACTTTTTTGATTCGCTGCACTCATAGTGTAATTGCAATTTATATACTTGTCAAATTGAGATGCTATAAACATTGAACTATTAAATTATTTGTAACACAATTGTAACATAACGTCTCACATATTGAGATATATATTTACATCCCCCAAAAATCTGAATATTTTTATATTTGCAGCTAGATCCCATTTTGAATAAAATCTGAATATTTTGTTAATGTGTATGATGCGTGATTTTAAAATAGACTCACCAGTTTATTAGTGAGCCCATAACTAAATTTCTAATAGTTTTAATAAAAACAAACTATTTTTTTAACCTTGCAACTAAAAATATTTTAGATTCTAAAGACAAAAATATTTTAGATTCTGCAAGCAATAAAATTTTAGATTTTACAAGTCATCATCATCAAAGAAGTTTTCTATTTCTTGGTCACTCTCACACATAATGCAGTAATTAATTTCCCAAGCCGTGAGTTTGTCTCCACACTCTTGGCACTTGTTCTTTGTAATGTTCTCTAATGCTAATTCAGTCATTTGATTTCTTTCTTTGTAGGTATGGTTTTAATCTAGCAGGGAGGTCTGACAATTTTTAGAGGTCTAGTTCTTCAATGACTACCGCACCAATTGCAGATACAGCACCGATAAAGGCAGTGGCAATCATAACGTTGCCAGTCATACCATTTAGACCAATGACTAGCAGTTGTAGTTCAAGTAGTAGGGCAGGTAGTGAGAAGATAGCAACGAAGGTTAGAACATCTCTTAGGTGGAAGAAGAACATTTTTTCTCTTTCTGTTAGTGTTGAGATTTATTTGCTAGGCTCATCCCGTTAGGGCTTATTTGCTAGGCTCACTCTCAACCTTTCTTATGTCTTTAGACTAGCAGATACCCCTGACAATTTCTACCTGAATCTCACTATTTGAGACACTATTTTTGTGATGTACATCATAGAACAGATGTTCGAACGTGCCGCGCCCCTGTGGATAACTTTTGTTACGATTGTTACGAAATGCCCTGGAATCCTGTGGATAACTTGTGAATTATTGTTAACCTAATGTTAACCTAAGACACGCCCTGAAATACCAAAAATGTCATACCCCTAGTGTATGCTGAAAGCATAAGATAAAACGAAAGGTAGACCAAAATGGCTTACACTAAAATCAAGAATGCAAGACTTCTAGTAGATGCAGTCAATGACCTAGAGCGTACCATAAAGTATGACCCAACCAATCAGCGAATGATTGACTACTACAACCGCCAGATTGAAATGCTGACTAGGCGTGTCTACCGCTAAAACTGTCAGACCTCTAGTGTAAGATAAAACTAACAAACAAACGAAAGGGCATCTAATGTCACTAGCACTAATCACAATCACAATCCTACTATCTAGCGTATTTGCTGGCTTCCTTGCTTATGCTGTAATCACTATCAGCGAACTAAAGACAAGCAAGACAATGTGGCAACAAGCCTACACAAAATTAGCAATCGAATTTGAACTATCTAAGGCAGGTAAATAAATGATGACAAGAAAAGACTATGTAGCAGTAGCAGAGATTCTAAACTCATACCACTTGGACATTGACTCACAAGTGTTTGAGGATTTGCTTTCAGACTTTCAAACATTTTTCAAAAGAGATAACTCTAACTTTGATTTAACACGATTCAGAAATGCGGTAATCAAATAATGAGATTCGTACATAATAAAATTGACGGAACTTTCGTAATTGGAATTAGTTTTTCAAATTACTACAGTAAAAAACTAAACAGAAAAAATACCTCGATTATTTTTGATCTTGGTTCCCATTCGTTTGCATTTGTGTTGAGAGGTGAATACTAAATGAATAGTTTTTATTCTTGGGTTTTAATTTTTTCCCTTGCAGGTTTAATTTATTTGCTTGTAGAAAAATACACAGACTAAAAAAGAGCTGATCGAACGCCTGTTCGAAAAGCCCGCGCCCCGTTATCCACAGGTTGTTAAGAAGTTGTGGATATCCCCCTGAAAAAATTTGTTATAATTCTGTTACCTAATTTGGCAGAAATTGTCAGACCTTTGTGATAAGTTTATCTTATAAAGAGAGGAAATGAAATGACTGAATTTATCTGTTGTTTTTGTGAAGAAGAAATGCTCAATGAGCAAATTGTGTGTTGTGATACCTACAAGGGTAAGATGACTATTGAAGAATTTGAAAGAGTGTATGGATACACTTTTGAATCCCCTGACTTTGAGGAGGCAATCTAATGACTGAATTAGCCATTGAGAATGTAACCAAACTAAGATGCGAATCTTGTAATGATAAACTAACCCCTTGGGAAATTAGACTTTGCATACTTTGCGATAATGAATCAGAACAAGAATTTGAATTTGATGATGACCTTGATGACTAATAAATTGTCACACCTCTATGCTAGAATAAGTAACCTACCTACAAGAAATGAGAAATAAAATGGGACTAATGACTGCCCTTGCAATTGGCGAATTAGAATTAACACTTGAAGATCAGGTTGGTATTCACTTGCGTTCCAACCTTTATCCACCCGTTCCACTTTCAATGGTGCAACCTTGCGTTGATGCTATTAATGCAGTTTGGAATGAAGACTACTTTGCAGAAATAGAATTGCCAGAGGGCGTTCTATGGCGTGGTGAAACTTTTGCACCTGCTTCAGCAATTGTTGAGGGACATCGCCTTGACGGTTTCGTAATGGAAGAAGATTGGGAAGACGAATGAAATTTATAGCAACACCTGAACAACTTAGGGCTAGGCTTGAGTTGCGTAGGAGTAATGCAGCCGTTCCTCACAAGAATAAAAAAAGATACAAGCGTAAACCAAAACACAAAAAAGAATTGTTTGACTAATGATAAAATTTCTGTTTCTATTATTTCTAGCAAGTTTATTATTTCTACCAGCCTTGGCATTTCTTGATGCAATCAAATGGAAGAAAAATTCTCATTCAGAATTTGTAAATAGTTCTAGGTGGACTGACGGCAGGTAGGGGCAGCTGGGAGCCGCGCCCCCCCCCTGTGGATAACTTATTTAAGACTTTTAAGAAAATATCCTGGATCGTGTGAGAAATTGTCAGACCCTTATGCTATGATGAAATCATACCTACAGAAATGGAAATACAATGTTTACACTTAATAACATTACTAAAAATGAAGAATTAAATTATTTAGTTACCTCATTACCTTGCCCTGCCTGTAAGGGTATGGAAACCATTGAAATTACCCCTGATAAATTGTATGCCTATAATCAAGGTGCTATGGCACAGGATGTGCTATCTGGCTATGATGCAGGTACTCGTGAGCGTTTCATTTCTGGAATGTGTAATGATTGTTTTTGCACTATGAATAACTATGCTATTTGGGAATAAAATGTCAGACCCTTGTGATAAGATAAATCTACCTACAAAGAAAGAGAACTAAATGTCAGATACAGAACTAATCAAGGATTTATTCGAGGGTGTCATAGATGACAATGCCCTTGCAAAATTATCTAAAGAAGAATTAGATGCTATTAACAAAATGCTAACGGAAGCAGGTTACTAAAATGGGTGCAAGAATTAATTTCGTATTTGATGACGGAACAGAATCACTAGTTGTACTTTATTCCCATTGGGGTGAAGATACTTGGGAAGATGATTTGACTGGTGCATTAGTACACGCACAACCACGCAAGGGAGACCACTCATACTTTACTCGTATGGTTATTTCATACCTAATTCAAGATGCTATTCTTGATGAAACTGGATTTGGTATCTATGCAATTGGTCGTGACCACGTTGGCAAGGGATTTGATAAAACAGTTGTATTAGATTTATTAAATAATACATTGACAGATTTAGATAATAACAATACAATTGATTTGTATGGAAAGGTATTTGCATAATGGCAAAGATGAAAACAATTGAAATGATTCTAATGGAAAATCATCCTAATGGAATTTATAATGAAGACGATGTATGGGAAGCAATTGCAGAAGCAAATGGTATGGACTATTCAGAAATAGCAGATGGAGATTTAGCAGAATGGCTATAAAATTATTTAATAGAAAACCAGAAGTGATTGAAGATGAAGTGTATGCTAGATTAGATAAACTAATGGGAGAAATGTCTTCTATTGATATTTATCTTGAATACCTTGAACTAAGGGAAGGGATGTAGGAGCTGCGAAGCCGCGCCCCAAGATCCCCTATTTGTCAAGTCTTTAAGATGTGATCTAAATCACCCCTGAATTACCTGAATGGATTTGATTTTGTCAGACCTTTCTGGTATAGTATTACTATAACAACAACGGGAAACAATTCCCCAAAAGAAAAGAGAAGCAAATGGCAAAGACAATCGCCCCAACTGTTGGCTCACAGTTCGTAACAGCAAAGAGCAAAGTAACTGGTATCGTTCAGGAAGTCGTAAAGAACGCTAATGGAACTATGCGTATCCGTCTTGATGTAAATGGTCAAGACCGTTGGACTACTGCTAAGTAGTTAAGACAAGTTTAGGTGGGGTGTTTCTTACCCTTGCACCCCACCTTAAAACTGTCAGACCTCTATGCTAAGATAAAACTACCTACAAAAGAAAGAAGACCACAATGGGCTTAGATATGTACCTTCGTGCAAGTGAGTATGTGTACCGTCACAACTTTAACCGTCAAACAGATGAAGACACAATTAATCCTGTCTTTAATGAAATTGTTAGTCGTCTTGAATTAGAAGATGTAATTGACAGTTCTGGCTTTGCTGGTATTACTGTTGATGTACCAATGGGTTACTGGCGTAAATCAAATATGATTCATCATTGGTTTGTAAATAACTTAGCAGATGGTGTTGATGAATGTCAGCCAATCACAGTTCGTAGAGAAGACCTAGAGCAGTTGAAAGAAACCTGCATTGAAGTAATTGCTAATCCAGAATCAGCAGAAGAATTATTGCCAACAGGTAGTGGATTCTTCTTTGGTTCTACTGACTATGATGAGTATTACTTTGGAGATTTGAACGACACTATTGGTATCATCACTAGATGCCTTGATAGTAAGTTCGACTATTTTGAGTACCAAGCCTCTTGGTAAGGTAACTCAATTAATTAAAAGGTAGCCAATACCGCCAGGTTGTTGGTGATTGAATGATAGAGATCTAAATCCTGGCACACCTTTGGTCTGGTGGCTCAGTTGGTTAGAGCACCGCCCTGTCACGGCGGAGGTCGTGGGTTCAAGTCCCATCCAGATCGCAAAGCTGAGCCGCGCCCCCTGTGGATAACTTATTTAAGATAGTTAAGAAATCCCCCTGAATGACCCTGAAAATGTCAGACCTCTGTGCTATGATGTAATCATACAGGATAGCGGAATACGACTCACGAAAGTGGAAAGAGGCAAATGGGTGAGAGACCCATTTATCCTGTAACCTACTAGAAGAAAGAAGTACAAATGCCAAACTGGGTATTTAATTCATTAGTTGTATCTGGCGAACAGTCAGAATTAGATAAGATGGTTGCACAACTTAATCAGCCATTCGTAAAACATTTTCCTGAACATAAATTTGAGAACAATGAAATTGTTTGGGTTGCTGACGAACAGCACTATGACAATCCTGTGTTTGCTTTTTGGAACATTGTAAAGCCAACAGACCTAGAAGCATACTATGATACAGATACTTTCAAGGGTAATAAGAACATCAAGAAAGATGATGATGGTAAATTTGATGGTGAATCTTTTATGCAAGAGTTTGTTCGCTCTATGAAAGAAGACCAAGACTGGTATCATTGGAACTGCCGTAACTGGGGAACTAAGTGGGATGTGGCAGTAGATAATAAGTCTGAGTATCCTAACACTATTAAAACAGTTAATGATGATGGTTCTATCTTGTACCAATTTGAAACCGCTTGGAGTCCTGTTGGGGAGGTTCTAATGAAACTATCAGAACAATACCCAACTCTTGAGTTTGACTATGAGTATGAGGAAGAGCAAGGCTGGGGTGGTGCTTGTACATTCTTAGGTGGAGAAGACATTGCCTGTTATGAGTATGATTCCCCAATGTCTCACGCTGACCACAAGGAACGAGATAAAGAATGTGTCTGTGAGTATAGCGACCCTGAAGATGGCTATGAAGATTGTCCTATAGATACCACCAAATTCAAATGGGACACAGAACTAGAGCAATGGCAAGAATTGTCAGACCTCTCTGATACACTAATTTCAACAAACAACCTACAAGGAGAATAATCGTGGAATTTACCGCAGGACAGCCAACCTTTGGCACACCAGCAACAATAACACCAATGGAAGAGCAAGTAGCACTAACACCAGCGTATGACCCAAAGGCAACAATCCTTGTCAAAAAGGGTTACTATCACGAATCACCAGCAAACATAGAGTATGCAACAGAAAATGCAGATGACATTTCAAGAACTTATTGGAGAGTTGGTGCATTAACAGAAACTAACAACAGGAACTCACGAACAGTTGATGCTGTTAAAGAATACCTTGTTGAGAACTATGAAGACATTGGTGAAGAACACGCAACTGAAATTGCAAACATTCTTGGTATTGATTTAGCCAAGACTATTGAAGTTGTCTTTGATGTAACAATTCGTGCAACCATTTCTGTTCCAGTTGGAAAAGATGTAGATGATTTAAGTGTCTATGACTTTGACATTGAGATTTCTTCAAATGAATCTGAATACGAGATTGAAGAATCAGAAGCAGACATTGATTCAATTAGGAACTACTTCTAGATTTCCTAGTAGGTAGGAAAGTCCTGGGCATTGACAATAAACTGCCCCCTCTCAAAGCTTGATCCGCGCCCGTTATCAAATCGTTATTTAAGAGGTTAAGAAAATGCCCCTGAAATGTCTGATGAGATTAGGAAATGTCAGACCTCTGTGTTATAGTAAGACTATTAAACAAACTACCTTAAGGAAACAAAATGGCAGATGCAGTAGAAATTATTAACGGTGTTGGCTCTATGTACTCATTCAGAGAACCTGCTTGGCATGGTCTTGGAACTGTTGTTACAGAAGAACACACTACAAGTGAAGTAATGGACATAGCAAACTTATCAAACTGGAATGTACGTCTTGAAGATGTTCAACTACCTGAAGATTATACATCAAGCAAATCTAACTTTCTTGTTGTTCGTGACCACCCAGAAGACGGACACCCAGATGTTCTAGCAGTTGTTGGTGAGCGTTACCAGACTTTACAGAATGAAGAACTATTTGCTTTTGCAGATAATCTTCTTGACGGTGCTCGTTGGGAAACCGCTGGTTCACTAAAGAATGGTCGTGTTGTATTTGGTTCTCTTGCTCTTGAGCGTGAGACCGTACTTGACCCAAGTGGCGTTGCAGATGTTGTCAAGTCTTACTTACTTGTAAACACATCACATGACGGTTCACTTGCTGTTCGTGCATCAGTAACTCCTGTTCGTGTCGTGTGTGCAAATACTCTTGACCTTGCTCTAAAGGGTGTCAAGCAGTCTTTCAAGATGCGACACACATCAACACTTGAGGGTCGTATTCTTGTTGCTCGTGAAGCACTAGGTCTTGCGAACACTTACATGGACGAGTTTGACAAAATGGCTCAAGAACTTATTGAGAAAGAAATCACCAAGTCTACTTTTGCAAAGATTGTTGAAAAGGCTTACCCAATGCCAAAGAAAGATGCTAAGGGTGCTATGACCAAGTGGGAAACCAAGATTGAATTGCTAGATGAGATTTTTGCATCAGACACAAACTCAATGATTAACAATACTGCTTGGGGTGCTTTCAACACATTGACTGAAAGACTTGACTGGTATCGCTCTGCCCGTAATGGCAACAACGAGGGAATCCTTGCAAGTGCATCAGGCTTTGACCCAGTTATCACAGCAGAAAAGAACAAACTACTTTCCATTGTGAAAGAGGTTGCTTTCGCCTAGTAGGACACAACCGAACGGAAGAAACTCCCACAGCCACGGAGAATAAATAAAGGGGACAGTCCTGAGCACCATACCCAGACTATAAACTGCTCACTCTCACGAGCTGCGAGCCGCGCCCCTTATTTATCTTATTAATCATTTTATGACGCATTAAGAAATCGCCTGGAATTACCTGGGCAAAAATGTCAGACCCTTATGATAGGATACAAAGTATCAGCCTACAAAAGGAACAATTC